TCAATGCTGACACCGCTCGCATCCTTTCCGAACGTGTGGCGCCAGTGATCCTTTCTGGCTTCACGGCCGTCTACAACCGCAATGGCACGCTCTATATGAGCACTGCCGCGATGCCGGAAGAAGATCAAAACGGCTGGCGCACCCGTGGCTACATCGTGCGCGTGATCGAACCGATTGAGGCCGACAAGGTATGACTCCAGTTCCATCGCCAGAGTTCTACGCGCTGGTCGATCGTCTTGCTGCCGAGGCCATTGCCGAGACGCACCGAGCGGCCGAGTTTGCCCGGCGATCGATGGGGCAGAAATTCAGACGCGCCAGCGAGAATTTCGCAACGGCCGTCATTCACGAGGGGCAAAGGAAATGAACGATCGAACCCTACCAGCCACAATCAACGCAAGCGTACCGTCGCTGGTTATGAACGAGCAGGAATTGATTACCGTGCTGCAAAACAGCCTGTACCCTGGTGCCTCGCTGCCTTCGATCAAGATGGTGCTCGGATACTGCAAGGCGGCCGGATATGACCCCATGCAGAAGCCCGCCCACATCGTCCCAATGTGGGATAGCAAGGCGGGCCAGATGCGCGATGTCATCATGCCGGGAGTCGGGTTGTATCGCACCCAGGCCGCGCGAACCGGGCAATTCGCTGGCATGACTGAGCCAGAGTTCGGTCCTGACGTGACGGAAACCATCGGCGGTGTGTCGGTCACTTACCCGCAATGGTGCCGTGTCACAGTGAAACGGCAACTGGAAAACGGAACCGTTGCCGAATTCACGGCGCGCGAATTCTGGAAGGAAAACTACGCGGTTAAAGGGGGCAAGGAAAAATCTATTGCACCAAATTCGATGTGGGCACGACGCGTGTACGGGCAACTTGCAAAGTGCACTCAAGCACAAGCCCTGCGCATCGCGTTCCCAGAAGCGACCGGCGCCGGTGTGACGGCTGACGAAATGGAAGGCAAGCCGATCGACGAGGGCGTGACGATCGAACACGAGCAGACAAAGCCTTCCGGCCCGCCGCCCTACGCGGACGCCGACTTCCAGGCCGACCTGCCGAAGTTCACAAAGCTGATCAAGTCCGGCAAGAAGACCGCCGAGCAGATCATCACGATGGTGAGCAGCAAGGTCGTTCCAACCGACGCGCAGAAGGTGGCAATCATGGCGCTTGCTCCCAAGCCTGAGACTGCCGTCACGTTCGCCGCCGTGGCCGAAAAGCTGCAGAAGGCTCCCGACGAGGATCTGCTCGATGCCGAGGCTGATCTGATTCGCAGCGTGGCCGACGAAGGGCAACGGGCCGAACTGCAGACGATCTACCAGAAACGCAAGGCTGAATTCGAAGTGACGCGATGAATATCATCGATGTAGTCCAGGGCTCACCGGAATGGTTCGCTGTCCGCGCCAAGCATTTCTGCGCTTCCGAGGCGCCGGCCATGATGGGCGCGAGCAAATACCAGACGCGCAACGATCTGCTGCGGCTGAAGGCTACCGGCATTACCGAGGACGTTGACCCTGCCAAGCAGGCGCTGTACGACGCCGGACACGCAACCGAAGCCGCGGCCCGCCCGTTGGTCGAGGCAATCATCGGGGATGAACTCTATCCGGTCACAGCAACCGATGACGACGATTATCTGTTGGCGTCGTTCGACGGGGTCACGATGGACGGCACGACGGGGTTCGAGCACAAGCTCTGGAATGAGGATGTTGCTGCCCAGATCCGCGCCGGAGACATTGACCCGATGTACTACTGGCAGTTGGAGCAGCACTGCAGTGTCGGGAATCTGGAGCGAGTCATTTTCGTGTGCTCCGACGGCACGCCGGATCGTCTGGTCCACATGGAATACAGGCCAATCGCCGGACGCGCCGAGCGACTGCTGGCTGGTTGGCAGCAGTTCGAGCGTGATCTGTCGGACTACCAGCACGTTGAAGTATTGCCCGCGGCCACCGCCGCGCCGATCATGGCGCTCCCTGCCCTGTCCATCCAGGTGCAGGGATCAATCACCCTGATCGACAATCTCGCCCTGTTTGGGGAGCGGTTGACAGCCTTCATCGCGGGCCTGGACAAGAACCCGTCCACCGACCAAGCCTTTGCCGACTGCGAAGCCGCGGTGAAGATGCTCCAGACTGCCCAAACCTCCCTTGAGGCAGCCGAAGCCAGTGCCTTGGCACAGACGGCCTCGATTGACGAGATGCGTCGCACCGTGGTGCTGTACGTGGGCCAGGCGAGGCAAACGCGGCTGATGCTGGAAAAGCTGGTCAAGGTCCGCAAGGACACCATCCGAATCGAGATCGTCCAGGCCGGCAAAGGTGCCTTTACCGAGCACGTCGCTGGACTCAACAAGCGGCTGGGCAAAGAGTACATGCCGACCGTGCCCGCTGACTTTGCTGGCGTGATCAAAGGGAAGCGCACGATCGCCAGCCTGCGCGATGCTGTCGACACCGAGCTGGCGCGCGTCAAGATCGAATCGAATGCGATCGCCGACCGGATTCAGATCAACCTGGACACGCTCCGGGAGTTGGCGAAGGATCACGCTTTCCTATTCAGCGATGCCGCGACCATCGTACTGAAAGCGAACGACGATCTCACGGCGCTGGTAAAGATGCGGATCTCCGAGCACGCCGCAGCCGAAGCCACGCGCCTGGAGCGAGAGAAAGCGGAGCGCAAGGCCAAAGAGGAAGCTGCCAGGAAGACCCAAGAACAACCCGCAGCAGCGCAGACGCCCACTACCGCAAGGCTGGGACAAGTCGAGCTAACAGGCTCCCCTGCGTCTGCTGTGGCCCAGAAACCAGAGGCCGATTTAGCCGACAGCCGTCCCGCCGGAATGCGTGCGCTCGGGGCGAGTCTGGGCGCCGTTTCCCCGGCAACCAACAACCGCCCCACCCGAGTTCAGATCATCGACGCCGTCGCCGGCACCTTCGGCGCCAGCAGGGAAACAGCGGCTGGATGGCTTGAAATTGAGTTTCAACAGGAAAGGGTGGTGGCATGAACACCAAACAGCAGCATCAGCACATCCTAATCACGCCGCCGTTCAAGGCGTCCAGTCAGATTTTCGGAACCGGATATGACCCACATACCCGGACCCTGGCGATCCAGTTCCACAGCAAGAGCGGGCCAGGTAGCGTGTACCACTACGCCGATTTTCCGCCCGAGAAGTGGGAGGCAATGCAAAAGGCCGAGAGCCTGGGCTCCTATTTCGGCGAGCACGTAAAGGGGCACGACCCAAAGAGGCCCCTGCACATGTTCACGAAGATCGAGAAGAAGTGAACCCACGCAGCCTCGCCAACCTGCAACGCGGAAACGCCCGTCACCGCTTGCCATGCACGTCCTCCGCTACATGATCCCACCAGGACACTGAGCCGTCCCGATGAACAACTTAACCAACAAAGGAGCACCACTGATGCCCATACGCCCTGCCCTAGAAACCCTGACGGTGCTCGACAACGAGCAGTTCCTGGACAAGCTCGCGCTTGCCATCCACGACGTCTCGAACTCCGTCAAGGCTCTCGGAAAAGCCGGAAAAATCAACATCGAAATCGTCGTGGCGCCGCTCTCTAAAACCGGGCTCATCGAGCCGGTTGTCACGATGGAATCCGAGATCACCACCAAGCCGCCCAAACCGGATGCCCCCAAGTCGATCTTCTTCTTCGACGAGGACGGCAATACAACCACTCAACAGCAGCGCCAGCGCGGCCTCGATCTGACGGTCGCCGGCGCCGAATCGAAAGGAACCATATCCCATGGCTGATCCGATCACAAAATCCACCGAAGCTACCCAGGTCGCCGAAGCCGCCGAACTCGGCCGCAAGCTGGCTGTCGCGCAGCAGGACCCGAAGAAGGCCACGGGCCTGGACGCCGTTCCCTACATCGTCCTGCGGGACAAGGATGGCAACGAAGTCATCAACTGGATCGAAAAGACGCTGACGAAGCCGCACCGCAAAACTGGCACGGTCAAACTCTGCGACGCCGACAGCTTCATCGCCTATTACACCCTGCACAGCAACGGCGCGCCGGTCTACGCAACGCTGACCCCGGCACAGTTCGTTGCCGTCATGAACGATCACACCAAGGATCAAGCGGACTGGCGCGACTACCGGGCGTCCTTCCAGGTACGGCACTCGCCTGAATGGGACGTCTGGAAGAACCACGACGGCAGCGGTAAGACCTTCAACAACAACGAATCGTTCGCCCTGTTCATCGAGGAGAACGCCCCCGACATCGTCAGCCCTGACCCGGCGAGGATGCTCCAGATCGCGCTTAACTTCCGCGTTAATGCGGATGTCCGCTTCTCGGTTGCGCAGCGCCTGAACGACGGCAACCACGAACTGGCCTACCAGAACGTGGTCAGCGCCACGGCGGGCAGCAGCGCCGGCGGCAAACTCCAGATCCCGGAGAAGTTCACCATCGCGATTCCTGTCTGGGCGGGCATCGATGCCAAGAAGTACAAGATCGAAGCCAGATTCCGCTACCGGCTGCGCGAGGGCGCGCTCACCATCTGGTACGAACTGATCCGGCCTCGGAATGTGATGGAGCAGGCATTCAAGGATCTCTGGGACCAGATCGCGAAGGCGACCAAGGCCCCGATACTGCACGGCACGCCCGAGTAACTCGGCATGCGGAATCGAAGCGTAGCAATCGCGACCGCCTTGGCGATGATGGGCGTAGGCAGTTTCCCCATCGTCGCCACGGCGGACAAGGTCCCCTCGTTGGGCAAGGCGCAGCAGTCCGAACTGAGCAAGCGATCTCAGCAGCGCCGCAGCCTGGGTTTTGTCGGCGTCGCCAATTACGGCTACCTGAAGCGTGAGCGGCGCACGGTTGCCCAGGACAAGCGGGATGCGCGTAAGGCCAGGAACCGGGCCCGCGCGCGGCGGTAACGCGGCAACCAACTGACGAGGACCACCCCATGGGAACCATGAACGACCCGGGCGAATTCGACTGCCTGGAAAAGCTGGCCAAGGACGAACCTTTCTTCATCCTCCGCGCGCAGGACATGCTCGCCCCTGTAGTCATCCGCCACTGGGCAGGTCTGGCCGTGCGCAACGGCGCGCCGGCCGAGAAGGTGCAGGAAGCGCTCGCGGTCGCCGAGGCCATGGAGCGGTGGCCGGACCGGAAGGCACCGGACTGATGGAAAAGTACCCTCTCTCATGGCCGACCGGCTGGAAGCGCGTTGAGCCTGCCAACCGAACGCGGGCGAAGTTCAGCAAAGGCGAACGTCATTACAGCAGCACGCCCGGCGGCAATTCCTACACGCGCCAGCGCGACCTGACAGTTTCCGACGGGGTGCAGCGCGTGAAGGAAGCGCTGCGCATGCTCGGCGTCCTCGATGGCGACTCGATCATATCGACCAATCTGGTTACGCGCCTGGACGGCCTGCCGCGCTCGGACCAGAAGGCGCCTGCAGATCCAGGCGTCGCAGTCTACTGGCAGCGTCCCGGCGAACCGATGCGGTGTATGGCCATCGATATCTACGACCGCGTCGCGGACAACTTGGCGGCAATCGCGGCCACCCTGGAGGCGATGCGCGCGATCGAGCGCCACGGCGGGGCCCAGATCATCCAGCGCGCCTTTACCGGGTTCGTCGCCTTACCGGCGCCTGGAAAGGAGACGCGGCCATGGTGCGAGGTCTTGGGCGTCAGCCCGAATGCGTCAGTCGACGACGTCGAGAAAGCATACCGCCGGCTGCGGTCCACGCATCACCCCGACAACGGCGGCAGCGCCGATCAGTTTGACGAGATCCGGAAGGCCTACGACAGGGCAATTGATGCCATCACCTGATGCCAACCGTAACCCGCGTTCAACCAGCATCACATTTCATAAGGAATAGCCATGAAATCTTCGATTCAAGAAATCACACCGCTACTCGGAACCTCCATGGGTGGCGGCTTCTACGCTGGCCGCGTCCGCATCGAAAGCACGGTATACGCGCTGATCGTCGCGCCGAAGGCGGAAGGCGAGCACAAGGGCGCGATCTGGATTCCGTCCCACAAGGACGTGCCCGGCGCGAAGTCCTACGACGACGGCTTGGACAATACCCGCGCAATGGCGGATGCGGGCAGCAAGCTCGCCACATGGGCGATTGATCTTCGCATCGGTGGAAACGACGACTGGTACTTGCCGAGCCAGGATGAACTGGAAATCATCTACCGAAACCTGAAGCCGACCACCGACAAGAACTGGTGCTACGCGCGCTCTGGAATCAACCTGTCTGCCGTCGAACCGACGCGCCCCTACACGTCGGACTTCCCTGTACAGACGCTGGCCGAGGCCTTCAAGACGGGCGGTGAACAGACATTCGAGCCCGAGTGGTACTGGAGTTCTACGCAGCACGCCTCGCTCTCTGACTACGCCTGGTTTCAGGGCTTCGCCAGCGGCAGCCAGGACGTCAACGGCAAGAGTTCCGAGCTTCGTGCCCGCGCCGTCCGCAGATTGCCCATTTAGTCATTCATCCATTCATTTTCAGGAGCGTCCCATGACCGCAACGCTTGAAACCGTCAAGGCC